CTCTTTCCCTGGTGCTTAATTCCAATGCCACGTGTGCCATGCGTATAGTGACCATGCGGTCATCACTCCAAGCAGCTCGTTCATTGCTTTTGGCCCAAGTATAAGCCAACAGTTTACCCGTGTCATCTCTAGCGATGCTTAACAGTTCTGTCATAGGGAGATAAAATTGATTTACTACAGCGAAAGTTATATTTCTACTGTAAGCAACAGGATCGGGTGTGAAGATTAAATCTATTTCCTGCTGAAAATGGTCCTGTGCCATTTTGACGACGTCATTAACATCATTGCCAGTTGCTGGCGTCCAAGTGTAATTCATTGCTGTGCCTTTCTGTGGTAAAAATCTACTAAATACTTATATGGAAAATACACAAGAAAAGCAAAGTAAAGGTAAACACGGTGGTGCCCGCCCAGGCGCCGGCCGTAAGCCCGGCAGTAAGAATCTAATTACTGTTGAAGGCTTATTGGGCCAAGTTTACAAACAAAGCAAGGGCCAAGAATATGAAGAACTATTAATCAAAGACTTCTTATCGGCCCGAGATAGTCATAATAAAGAACTATTGCTAAAGTATCATAATTTAATATTGAACAAAGTTATGAATAGTTTAGCTAAAGTTGAGGTTACAGACAGCGAAGATGCTGTTGAAGCCAAAAAACAAGCCTTTGCAGAAGCACTGGCAAAATTGACCGGCGTCAAACAGGAATAAATAATATCATGCCGTTAATGAAATCTACAAGTAAAAAAGCATTCTCTAAGAATGTAAAAACAGAAATTGCCGCTGGTAAACCTCCTAAGCAGGCCGTGGCAATCGCGTATGCTACTAAGCGTGCGGCGGCTAAAAAGACTAGTAAGTCAAAAGGAAAATCAAAATGAAATTTGAAAAAGTTAATCCTGCAACAGGTGCCGCTGGTCCCGGATTTAGTCGCGGCAGTGACAAATACAGTCACAATCAATGGAGCGGACACAGCAATGATGGTCGCTTAGTAAACAAAGGTCGTGGCCCAACCAAAGGTAATGAAGATCACAAGCCCATGGCAGTAGGTAAGCCTGCAACTAAAGATGCATATCGTGCGGCACCAACCAGTGCATTGCCAGCAGTAAAGCCAGGCAAGGACATGTTCCCGGGCAGCGCCAATCCACAAGTTCGTACCCCAGGTGGTACTCGTTCATGGGATCCAAAGAAAGGCCAAAATTACAATGGCAATCCAGATCGTATCAATGTCAGCGGATATGACATGGGTGATGGTAAGATGACCAAAGGTTCTCGTCCAGTTGGCCCAGGCAAAACTGATGGTATCAATTATGGTCCTAAGAGTCAATATTGATAGGAGCCTATAATGTCACAAGTAGCATATCAATTAGCAGGACCTGTATTCACATTAACTGCAAACGTAACTCCAGGAACAGGTGATGTTACATTCACTGAAGTTCCTGGTAATTTGGCTGGTGCAAACACACCATTGTGTCTCAAGGTCACTAACCCCAGCGCAACTGTGCCAGTTTACTTTGATGCTGACACAGCAACCCTAAGCGTAGCAACAGCAGGAACAGTTATTGGTCCTTTACAAACAGAATTTATTAATGTATTAAATCCTGGTGCATTTGCAACTATATATGTTGCTGCCAGTGCCGCTAGTTCGGTTACAATTTACGTTACACCAGTAACATTAGTAGGATAAGGAAAGAAATAAAATGGATACAAGAAACCCACAAGCAAAACCTATCAACCAAAAGCGTGGACCTCAAACTGGTAACGCCGGTAATGCCACTAAGCGTGCAGATTTCATGGCTGAAAAAAGCAAACGCGGCAGTGAAAAATCTACACTAGCTGAAATGGTTACTAACGCTTTAGAGATGCGTGGTCGCGATAATCGCAGCAGCCGTAGCCCAGGCGTTGAACCAGTTAAAGCCAATGTTAACGTTGGTCGTGGCCCTACTAAAGGCAACGCTGGTCGCCGTGGCGCATTAGGTGCAACTTCAGGATATTGATATGAGCTTTACAAGTCTAGCCCCAAACATGCAAAGTGATGTTACGAATTCTGTCACCGGTCTAAGCGGCCTAGGCAATATTGGTCCAATTGGACAGAATTCTGTTGCTGACCAAACTCAGCAAATGGCCAATAATCCAATCTATGGTCAACAAAGTCCATTTCAACCTCCCCTAGGTGCCAAGCCTGGATATGATGATCCAATGGCTAGACAATCAAACAGTCTTTTAAATTTTGTAAGGCCTGGTTATGATGATCCTGGTTATGGAGGTTCTACAGGTTCATTTGGTAAAGGCATGATTGATTTTAACAAAGTTCTTGGCGGTTACGGATCACCGGCGCCTGTTAGTGGACTAGGAAATGTTGGGCCAATCGGTGGCATTAGTGGATTAGGAAATGTTGGTCCAATTGGTCAAGGCCCTGCACCTGTTAGTGGATTAGGAAATGTTGGTCCAATTGGCGGAGCCCAAAATCGTTTAGCAACTCCCCAACCCGGTGGTGTTATTGGTAGTAAAGCTCCAATAGCACAACCAAATCCCAACGTTGGTGGCTCAATAGGCAGCACACAATATAGAGGCGGCCTAAGACCAGCACCCGCAAATTATCGTCCACCAATGCGTAGACGATAATCTAAGATTGTATACTAACCGATAAATAAATGGAGCGCACAATGTGCTCCATTGTATTTTATAGTAAGGAAATGAAATGAAAAAATTAACACCTCCATCTACCGCCAAGGTAGAAAATCCCTGGGACGAAACAGCCCAACAAGAACCCACAGCAGAAGAAATCCGCGAAGTAGCAGAACAAATTGCTGCCGCGGCACCACAAGCACCCAAATCAATCAGCAACGCAGAATATGACATGGAAGGTCTAATGACTGACTTTCCCACTGCCAAAGAATTAGAGCGTTTTGTTTTTGATGAAACAGGCGTTGTTTTAAATCTAAAAGGTCGTGCAAACAAGTTAAAATATCAAGTTGCCATGGACGTCTTAAATGGCGTGCAAGTTGATCCTAAGTTTATTGGTAACGATAACCCTTACATTGACAGAACAGAATTAGTTCCTGTTGAAGACCTAAAAGAACCTCCAGCAAGAGACAAACACCTTCCGGATCGCAGCCAAGTTCAAAACTTATTTGTATCCAATCAAATTCCACATACTGATTTTGAAAGCCGTATGCAGGACAAGAAGGTCAGCGTAATCTTCCGCAAATACAAAAGCGGTGAAATCAGTTATGAAATCCTTGGTCCAGTTGATCAGCGTCCACATGGCGTTAAACTAGACAAGTATGGCCGTGAGCGTCCCGAAGTTATCAAATGGGTTGACCCACGCAGTGGCGAACAAATCATTGTACGTGAAGATGGAACAATGACACCACAAGGTCGTAAACTTCGTGCCTTAATGCAAAGTTTCAAAGTTAACAAAAGCAACTATTGGGACGTATGGATTGACCGTGAATTCATTAGTTTAACTGAAAACATTGAACAAAACGTTTGGGATCTAGATCGTTAATATGAGACCCTACCATTATCAATATCACAATGCTCGTTATTGTGCCAGAGACCGTGGCATTGATTGGCAATTTACATATGATACATGGGTTGAATGGTGGGGTGACGATATTGTAAATCGCGGACCATATAAAGGACAACTTGTTATGGCTCGTAATGGAGATATCGGCCCTTATCATCCTGACAATGTGCATAAAAAAACAGCCAGCGAAAATTGTCGCGAAGGACAATTAGGTAAACCTAAAAGTGCTGAACAAATTGCTAAACTAAAAGCAACTAAATCTACTAGGGTTTATATTATTAGTGCTGAAACACGAGCAAAGAAAAGTGCTTCTATGAAAGCAACTTTAGCAAAGAAAAGATTGGAAAAAGAAAATGACAGACAACTCTGTTCGCAATGGCATGATTGATCAAGCGCAACAACAGCGCATGGTTCGCGACACGCTGATTCTACAAAAGGTTAACAAAGCTCATAGGGATGCTTTTAAATTAAAGTTTCCTGCTCAAGCAGAACATATCATGCGATTAACTGCGGAAAGGTTGCAGGCTGTTTTAACCAACAAGCCCACGGACCTTGCTGATCCTGAAACATGGGTCAGCACCGCAAGTGAAATCCGTGATCTCAGCGAAGCACTTTATTATCTAGCACAAATCAGCAAAGAGCATCCAGTTCAAATAGAGGAATAATAATGCTGGGCACAGAAACCATTATGGCTCGTGCTCTGCGTTATGTTCTAGATGAACATGACCTTAATGTAGATGCACTGATAACAATACCGGGGCCTTTAAAGAATCAGTTGCAGGATCTAAGTATTGCTGTGGCCGATGATATGCGGTATAACAGTTTAAAATACTTTAGACCATTTGATCATCAACGTAAATTTTTTAAAACAGGTAATGCGGATCGTCGTGGTATCCTGGCTGCTAACCGTGTTGGAAAAACAACAAGTACTTGTTATGAAACAGCCATGCATCTAACAGGACAATATCCTGATTGGTGGGAAGGCTATCGTTTCAATCATCCTATTACTTGTATGGTAGCAGGTGAAGGTTGGAGTCAGGTAGCATTGGTATTGCAAAATGAATTGTTAGGCACACAAGATGTTAAGATTACTGAAAATTTGGGAACTGGCTCAATTCCTCGCGATTGTATTATTGTTGATACTATGCGTAATGATGGAGCTAACTGTATCGGTGTTGAAATCAGGCACAAATCTGGTGCTAACAGTTATCTCCTATTTGCCAATTACACGCAAGAGGTCCGCCAACTCCAGGGTTTCAAACTTAATTTGGCTGTATTTGACGAACAGCCCCCGGATGACTTTTTCAGTGAAGTTGTCACTAGAACGGCTACTACACAGGGTAAAGTCTTATGTTCGTTCACGCCGCTCAAAGGCCTCAACGGACTTGTAAGTAAGTTCTGGAACAAAGAACCAGGATACGAATACATTCGTGTAAGTTGGGATGACGTGCCGGAATATGATCCATGGGGCGAACCATTCTTGCTTATGGAAACACGTCGTCAATTGGAACGTGACTATTTGCCACATGAACGTGAAGCACGTATTGCAGGTAAGCCAGTTATGGGTAAAGGTGCTGTATTCCAATTAGCAAACTGGCCCACATATAAAACAGGAGAATATGACTTTGCTAATATGTCAAACATACAAAGAGTTATTGCACTAGACTTGGGACTTGTAAATGATAAAACAGTTATTAGCCTCATGTACTGGGAGCCATTTGAAAAGACTGCGTTCCTCCACAAACAAATTGTTGTGCAGGGCGTGGAAGAAGCTGTGCCTATACAGTATATTAATCATTTACTTCGTCCTGAAGTGTTTGGTTGTCCTATTGTGTTACCTGCTGACGCAAGTACTCCTGGCCGATATACCATGAGCAGTAACAGCGTGAGAGAACTATTTGAACAATATGAACTTAATGTATTGCCCGATCCAATCATGAATCCACCGGATCCACAGGGACGCAGAACTAATCACAAAAGTTTCGGTATAAATCAAATGCGACAAATGCTGGAAGTTGGAAGTCTAATGGTCAATGAAAATTGCACACATTTCTTAAGCGAAGCACAAAACTATTTTGTAGATGAAAAAGGACGCTTCAGTGATCCTGATGACTGCATTGATAGTGCTCGTTATGCATTATTAGCA